TATGTACAAAACCCTATGAAATTTCAAGAAGAAATAGCGGAGTTGTCACCATTTATGAAAGAACGTCAATTTAATCAAATATTTGATGTGCAAGATACATTAAATCAATTATTAATAAACCCAAATCAATATCAAAAAATTCAAAAATGGGCAGAAAGGCATGGATATTTTATGCAACAGGCATTTCAAAATCAGGTTGATACTATCGTTTGGTCTGCTACTTATAACAAGGTTTTAACAGAAAGTCCAAAAACCATGTCTGAAATAGATGTACAAAAAGAAGCTATACAACAAGCAGATGCAAATGTGCGTTTAACACAAGATAGTTTACAAGCAGAGGATTTAGCTGCGTTTCAAGTAGGATCACCTTTTTATAAAACTATGGTGCAATTTGGTGGTTATTTTAATATGATTGCAAATTTAAACGCTACTCAATATAAAAAATTATTTAATGATCTTGGATGGCGAGGTACAAAAGGTCAATTATTTATGACATATTTATTAGGTTTTGGTATGCCAGCTTTTGTCGCTGATTTAATTGTTAGAGCAACAGGCGGTGATTTAAATGATGAAGATGAAGATGGTTATTTAGATGATGTTGCTGGTTGGTTTTTTAATTCACAATTTAGGTCTGGATTGGCTTTAGTACCATTTGGAAATATTGCAATCGTACCTTTTAATTCATTTAATGATTTACCTTATGACGATAGAATGACTCTTAGTCCATCTATATCAACGTTAGAAGCATCTACAGTAGGTACTGCTAGAACTCTTATTAATGCTGTCGATCCTGATAGAGAAATTACAGGAAAAAATGTAAGAGATATATTATCATTAATGACATTAGTTACTGGTATACCATTCACATCTATAGGCCGTCCTATTAGTGTTCAGTTTGATATTAACAGAGGTGTTATAGATCCAGAAAATACACCAGATTATATAAGAGCGTTAATTACTGGTAAAGCTAGTCGCAGAAGTAGAGAGTAAAGGTGTGACCGTAAAATAAAAAATTATTGGTAACCTTAATAAGATAGTAAAAATGTCTAAGTAATGACAATAAATTCGACTACGAGAAAAACCAATGTATTAGTTGGTAATGGTAATACTGCTACATATCCTTTTGCTTTTAAAGTTTTTACAGATGCAGATGTTGTTGTAAAAAAATTAGAAGTTAGTACAAGTATAGAAACTATACTAACTTTAGGTGCTAACAATGATTATACAGTTACTTTAAACGAAGATCAAAACGGCAATCCGGGTGGAAGTATTACTTTAAAATCTGGTGGTAATGATTTTAATTTACCTAATGGATTTCAAATTGTTATTACATCTGCTGTAGAACCATTACAAGGAACAGATTTAACAAACCAAGGTGGATTTTTTCCCGAAGTAATAAATGACGCATTTGATAAAGCAACAATATTGCACCAACAACAACAAGACGAAATAGATAGATCTATAAAATTTTCCCTAACTAATACAATTGGTAATTTAGAAATAAATGAAAATGTTGATGCTCGTAAAAACAGAGTTTTAGGTTTTGATGCTTTAGGTGAATTAGAAATATTAAAAGAATTAGGAACGTACCGTGGTAATTGGGCAGCAGGTGTAGATTATGTAGTTAGGGATTTAGTTAAAGATACATCAACTAATAATATTTTCTTTTGTAATACAGCACATACATCTTCTGGATCACAACCATTAACAACTAATACTAATTCTGCAAATTGGGATCTTATTGTTGATGCAGAATCAGCAACTATCTCAGCTAATAATGCAGCAGCATCTGCTACGGCATCAGCAAATTCAGCAAGTGCATCAGCTAGTAGTGCAAGTGCGGCAGCAACTTCTGAAGCAAATGCAGCCAGCAGTGCGGCAACCTCAACATCACAAGCAGCACAGGCAAATACTTCAAGACTAGCGGCACAAGCAGCACAAACTGCGGCAGAAGTCGCATTAGATACTTTTGATGATCGATATTTAGGTGCTAAATCTTCTGATCCTACAGTTGATAATGATGGTAATATGTTAATAGATGGAGCTTTATATTTTAATACTACAGATAACGTTACTAAAGTTTATGACCTTGGTAATACTGTTTGGAGATTATTAAAACTTTCAGCTAATGATCAAGCAAAAATTAATACTGTAGAAGCAAACATTTCTAATGTAAACACAGTTGCTAATAGTATAGGAGATGTAAATACAGTTGCAGCAGATATAGCTAAAGTTATAAAAGTAGCTGATGATTTAAATGAAACAGTATCTGAAATAGAAGTAGCGGCATCAGATTTACAAGAAACTACTTCTGAAATTGATACAGTTGCAAATGCTATAACAAATGTAGATACAGTAGGAAATAATATTTCAAACGTAAATACGGTAGCTGGCATATCTACTGATGTTACAGACGTAGCTAATATAAAAGATGATGTAACTGCCGTAGCAAATAATAATGCAAATGTTACCACTGTTGCTGGTGACATATCAAACGTAAATGCAGTTGGTTCTAATATTACAAATGTTGCAGCAGCAGGTGCAAATGTAGTTGATATTAATAATTTTGCAGATATATATCAAATATCACCCAACCCACCATCAACTAGGGCAGATGGTAGTTCATTGCAAGATGGTGATATCTGGTTTAACAATAGCGATGATCATTTACGTGCATGGAACGGTACTGCGTGGGCCACTTTTACTCCATCTCAATCAGTTCTTGATGATATATCTATAGTGTCAGGTGCAATAACTTTTGCAGAAGATTTAGGTTTAATAACTGATCCAGTAACTACAGGTTCTTCTAACGGTTCTTTAGATATAGTGGCTGACGTATTGGAAGATGAAATTACATTTGTTACTACAGTTATAAGTTCCGGTGGTAATAAATATGTAATAGATGGTGACACATCAAACCCTGCTAAAGAACTTATATTATATAAAGGTTGGACATATACTTTTGATCAAAGTGACAACTCCAATCAAAATCATCCTTTAGTTTTTAAAACAGATTCTGGTTCATATACTACAGACGTAATAGTAACAGGTACAGCAGGTCAAGCTGGTGCAAAGGTACAAATAAAAATACCAGAAACACAACCTACAGGTAATTTTAGATATTACTGTAGTATTCATGGCAATGCGATGGGTAATCTTATAACTGTAAAAGACGATCCATTAAAAACAGTATCTGACAATATATCAAGTATAGTACAGGTAGCAACTGGTAATACAAACGTTGTCCAAGTAGCATCAAACGCTACTAATATAAATGCTGTAGCTGCAAAAATTACAGAAATTGGAAGATTAGGTACTGCTGATGCAGTGGCTGATATGAATACTTTAGCTACAACAGATATTGTATCTGACATGGATACATTAGCTGACATATCAAGTGACATAACTACTGTTGCTAATAATGATACAAACATTACAGCAGTCGCTAATAACTCAAGTAATATAAATTCTGCTGTTGCTAATGCTAGTAATATTAATGCTGTTGTTAGTGCCGCTACTAATATAAATAGTCTTGCTAATAATGAAAGCAACATTAATGCTGCTGTTTCTAATGCAGCTAATATAAATACTGTTGCAAATAATATTGGAAATGTTAACAACGTAGGTGGTGATATTGCAAACGTTAATTCAGTAGCAGGCAACGCAACAAACATTAATGCTGTTAATAATAACGAAACTAACATTAATGCTGTCAATGCAAATAAAACAAATATAGATACTGTTGCTGGAAACAATTCAAATATCACTTCTGTTGCTAATAACGAAAGCAATATTAATGCAGTTGTAAACAACGCAACAAATATAAATACAGTTGCTGGTATTTCATCTGACGTTACAACAGTTGCTGGTATTTCATCTGACGTAAGTTCTGTTGTTAATAATCAAACCAATATAAATAGTGCGGTTGCTAATGCTTCTAACATAAACTCTGCAGTTGCTAATGCTTCTAATATAAATACAGTTTCTGGAATAAATCAAAATGTTACTTCTGTAGCAAATAACAACGCAAACGTAACAACAGTTGCTAACTCTATAACTAACGTCAATACTGTATCTTCTAACATTACAAATGTTAATACTGTTGCTAGTAATGTTACTAATGTCAATAATTTTGCAAATAGATATCGAATATCAGGTTCTGCTCCTACCAGTAATAATGACGTAGGTGATTTATATTTTGATACAACTTCTGATGAATTAAGAGTATATAACGGTACATCTTGGCAAGGTGGTGTAACAGCTTCTGGTAATTTTGCAGGTTTAGGTGCAAACACATTTACTGGTGATCAAACAATTAATGCCAATATTGTTGTTTCTGGAACAGTAGATGGAAAAGATATATCAGCATTAGGAATTACTGGTACTACTTTAGACAACGGTGTAACTGCAACCACTCAATCAGCAGGGGATGCTTCAACAAAAGTAGCAACTACAGCTTACACAGACACAGCAATTTCTAACTTAGTTGATAGCAGCCCTAGTGCATTAAACACATTAAACGAACTTGCGGCAGCTTTAGGTGATGATGCTAATTTCTCAACAACAGTTACTAATAGTCTTGCTACAAAGTTAGATGCAAATTCAAACTTAAACGCAAGCAATATTTCATCCGGTACTTTAGCTGCTGCAAGAGTAGGAAATTTACCAGCATCAAAAATAACATCTGGAACATTTGATTCAGCAAGAATCCCAACACTAAACCAAGATACAACAGGTAAAGCAGGGTCTTTATTTTACAATAGTAATGGTCAAAGAATAACCACTTTAAGTAATGGACTTGGTTTTCATAACTTAGCTAATAATACTGGTAACGGTCATACTCTTTTTTATAACAGTAGTACAGGCTTGGTTGGTTATGGGGCTTCAATAACAAACAACAACCAACTTACTAACGGTGCTGGCTACATAACTTCTGCTGATGGTGGTAATGCGGCAAGCTTAGACGGTCTTGATTCAACTCAGTTTTGTAGGTCAGATTCTGGTGATGTTTTAACTGGTAGTGTTTACACATTTCAAAATGCTGCAAATGAGAAAATAATACTTCAAGGTGCAACTAATCCTTACATTAGATGGCAAGAAGGAACTACAGATAAAGCCTATATTCAATGGAACTCGGCTGGTTATTTTGAGCTTGTGAATCAAGAAACAGGTGAAGCTTTAAGAATTGCAAGCGGTTCAAACGGTTTAGAATTTAAACATGGTGGTACTTACAAAACTGTTTGGCACTCTGGAAATGACGGTTCTGGCAGTGGGCTAGATGCTGACACCTTAGATGGTGTTCAAGGTTCTAGTTATTTAAGATCAGATGCAGATGATGTAGCTGATAGAAGAATTACATTTGCAAATAACAGTAATGATAATGAAGATACAATAGCTACATCTACTGGCTATCAAGGTGGTTTAGAAGTATATAACAGTGGGGCTGGTAATGATGCGTTCATGGCATTTCATACTGGCAGTGACTTTGCTTGTTACTTTGGATTAGACGCTGATACAAACGACTTGGCTATTGGTGGCTGGTCTATGGGTGCAAACAAGTATAAAGTTTGGCATGCTGGAAATGACGGTTCTGGCAGTGGGCTAGATGCTGATACTCTAGATGGTCAACAGGCTGCTAAATTTTACAGAGAAACTTCATCAAGATCAGCAACAGTTGGTGGTGGATGGGTAACAGTTGCAGAAAATTCATCAGGTAGAAGACATGGTGAAATTTTTGTAAGCGATGCAGATAGTGGCGATCATGCGTTTATTAGAATTGATTGGATGCGTTCTTATGCTGATAGTGTTGTAACTGTTTTAAATTGTGGTGGTCATGCTCATAGAATTACAGGAGTAAGAGTTTTAACAGATAGTGATGTTACTTACGGAAATAAAAAATTACAAGTATATGTAACAGCTAACTCTAATTATAGAGTTTCTATAAAAGCATTACAAAACCAAGATAATTGGTCAGAGCATAGTCCTGTAACACCTGTTGTACAAGCTTCAATTTCTGGTTATTCAGTTCAAGGATCTTCAATAGATGAGGCGCATATATATCCTTTAGCAAATAATCACGGCATATATGCTGGTATAGATGGCATTAAAACAGCTGGAAACGTATCATCTGCTTCTGCTTATGTAAGTAATTGGTTTAGAGCTACTGGTGCTTCTGGTCTTTACTTTGAAAACTATGGTGGTGGGTGGAACATGTCCGACACCACATGGATAAGAGCTTACAACAGCAAAGCAGTATATGTTGCTAATCAAATAGCAGCAACAGGTAATGTTACTGCTTATTATTCAGACGAAAGATTAAAAGAAAAAACAGGAACTATAAATAATGCTTTAAGTAAAGTATGTCAAATAGAGACTTTCTTATATAAAGAAAACGACCTAGCTAAATCATTTGGTTATAACAATAACAAGACACAAGTTGGTGTATCTGCACAGTCTGTTGAAAAGGTATTACCAGAGGTAGTACATCTAGCACCTTTTGATTATGAAACTGCTGAAGATGGCACAGTTTCTAGTAAATCAGGAGAAAACTATAAAACTGTTGATTATGCAAGATTAGTACCTTTACTAATTGAGTCAATTAAAGAACTTAATGCTAAAATCGAAATATTAGAAAGTAAAAATTAATGGCAAAATTATTAAAACTCAGAAGAGGTTCAACTATAGATCACGGAAGCTTTATTGGAGCAGAGGGTGAAGTTACTATAGATACTGATAAAGACACTGCTGTAGTCCATGATGGATTACAACAAGGAGGTAGACCATTGCTTAGAGAAGATTGTAATAATTTACCTGATAATGCAATACCAGCAGCAAAAATTGGTGCTGGAACATTACCTTTAGATGTAAACGCAACAACTCAATCGGCTGGAGATAATTCAAGTAAGATTGCAACAACAGCTTATGCTGATACAGCAGTTACAGATTTAAACGCATCTAATATTTCTTCGGGAACTATAGATGCTGCCAGAGTGCCAACTCTTAATCAAAATACAACTGGTAATGCTGCTACAGCAACAGCTTTAGCAACTGCAAGAAATATTTCTGGAGCTAGTTTTGACGGTACAGCAGATATAACTTTGAACAACAGCAACATAACTAATGGTGCTAACTATACAACATATAGTTCTGATCAAGCTACAGACACAACTAGCAATGTTAATTTTGCATCAGTTACAGCATCAGGTGACATAACTGCATTTTCTGACCAAACATTAAAAAAGGATATAGCTACAATTAATGATGCTTTAAGTCTTTGCGGTAAATTAAGAGGTGTTTCTTATAAATGGATTAAAGATGACAAGCCAAGCATTGGTGTTATTGCACAAGAAATAGAAGCACATATTCCAGAAGTTGTAAGCACTACACAGTTAGATGGTGCAGATGTAAAGTCTGTTGATTATGGAAAAATAGTTGGTGTTTTAATAAATGCTGTAAATGAATTAAAAGCAGAACTAGATCAATATAAAGGAACTTACGAAGAAGTAACGCTTGAAAATATGGCAAATCTTCCAGAAGAACAACGTGATAAATTGACATTCTTAATTAAGAAGTAAAGCTAATGGCTATTCAATCATCAGGAGCAATTTCAATACAAGATATTGTAGATGAGTTTGGGGGTTCAACTCCTCACGCTCTATCCGAATACTATAGAAATGGTGGAAATGTGCCTGCAAATAATACTAACGTGCCTACTTCTGGTCAAATATCCTTATCTAATTTTTATAGTGCAGTAAACGAAATCCAAGAAACTGCTAGTAATAATGATACTAACCTGAATTTAGCGTCTATTTTTGGAAGTAATTGGGGTTCTGCCGTACCTAAACAATTTATTGTTCCTAGTGGTGTAACTGTTGGTGGTACTAACACACACGCTATTTTAGTTCCTTCTGGTATGGCAGGTACTTTAGTTTTAAACATTTCTGGTAATGTTTATGGATATGGAGGTGCTGCGGGAACTAGCGGGAATGGCGGAGATGGCGGAAATGCAATACATTGCGTACAAACTAGCGGTGTAACTGTTACCTTAAATTCTGGCGGAGTTATTTATGGCGGCGGTGGAGGTGGCGGCCGAGGTGGAACTGGAGGAGACGGTGGAGACGGCGGAAACGGCGGTGCTGGCGGAGGCGGCGGTATCGGCGGTAATGCTAACGTTATAGCTTCTGCTGGTGGTCAAGGTGGTCAAGGTGGGTCAGGAGGAAACGGTGGTTCTGGTGGTTCTGGTGGAGTAGGTCAAGGTTATAACCAATCTGCTACTGGTGGCTCTGCTGGCTCTGGCGGTTCTAGCGGTTCTGGCGGTACTGGTGGCTCTGCTGGTTCAAATCCTGGCTCTGGAGGTCATGGTTACGGTGGAAATGGTGGAAATGGTGGTGCTGGTGGAGACGGTGGTCAGGGTGGTACTGGTGGTACTGGTGGGTCATTTGGTAATTCAGGATCTAATGGTAATCAGGGTAACACAGGTGAAACAGGTGACAATGGAACTTCTGGAACTACTGGTGAATGTGGTACTTCAAGTATCTGCTTCTTCATAGAGAGTTCATACTCTGGATATCCCGGTTATGGTGGACAAGGTGGATTCTCTGGTCAAGGCGGTGATACAGGTTTAGGTGGAGCCAATGGAGGACTTGCAGGTTATTACATATTTAATCGTGCCTCAATTACATTTAACAACAATGGTACTGTAGGCGGTAGATAAATTTATTTTACTTTCTCGTGTAATTGTTTGGTCATTAATCCAGTAATGACATATAAGGGAGACAAGGTTAAAATTAATAACAGACAAAGAACACTAGAAAATGCAAGTGTTTTTACTATTAACAATTTGACCATGAGAAAAATCCTTGACGGTTTAACTATTTTAACCACAATCCTAACTTTGGGCATCCTTGGTACAGGATTTTATACATACAAATTTGTACAAAGTCCTCAGTTTCAAAAAAAGATTATGGATAAAGTATTAAAAGAAATACAACCATTAATGGGAGATGTACTTGGTAATTCATTACCAGATGTAACAGGCCCATCTTTACCTATACCATCTAAATCTAAACTAATACCATAAGTGCCTGATATAAAACTGCCTGAGATAACTCTTCCAACTATTGATATACCAGATACACCATACTTTACAAAGCCAAAACTAGAAGGAAAATTACCGGGATGTTATTTATATCACAGAGATTTACAAACTACACGCAACCCATCTTTGCTTATTGCTGACAAGCGTGGAACGTATACTGTTTGTCCTAACGGTGAGATGCCTTCATACACGCCTATAAGGTACGACCCTGCACAAGTAATATATACAGAACCAACACAAGTTAACACCGCTCCTACGCCCACACAGGACACAAACGTAGTAAATCCACAACCAAAGAAAGAAAAGAAAGTAGAATACAAACCCTGCCCTCCAGAAGGAGCGTTAAGAATAGGATCATTTGTTAACGATAAAAGATTGGAACGAATTAAAGATTATATTAGAGAGAGCAACGGTGATTGCACTACTATTTATGAAAGAGTTAAATTCATCGACCAGTACATACCTTCGCCTAGCGTGGCTGTGTCTACTTTTTTTGTTGCTAGTATCGCTTCGGCTACTCCTCTCCTTTTAAATGCTGTCAAACCTTTAACCAAGCAGCTTTTTAAACGTCTAAAAAAATTCAAAAATAAATCTACTTAGTTTTTAATTCGTGTGTATGTGGCACAACTTGATTGGGAATAGTTGTTATAACAACATTCTTGCAAGCAACTGCATCCTCACCAACTAGCTTTACTCCGAGCCTAAATTGCTCCGCACATACCTTCATCCTTGCCAAATTTGCTTCTAATTTCTGGCGAGCTAAAACAAACTCTTGTCCTTTTATTTGGTTTTCTGCTGCCTTGATGCAAAGATCAGAACCCTTTCCGAGTGGTATCTGTAGAGATAAGGTAAATCCATAATTAAAATTATGAGTTGATTGATCTATTCTTGGCTGTTCACTTTGATATAAAATTTTTCCCGGATTTACCAAATTACCTGATGCATCTTCTGACAAATCATATATGTTAGTTTTAGTTGTATTAATAGTTGGTGATGCATAGTTTTCTCCTTTGGTTACAAACGGTGTAAAGGCTAGTGTTGGTTGTTGGCATTGCACCTGACCGCCATAAATCATCGTTGGAAAACCGCCATTTATCGTTTGATATCCATTATTAATCACTGTACCCGAACTACTAGCAGAGGGCGAAGAAACCGTATTACCACTGGTTTTTGGGGCAAATCCTAATAATAAAAATAAACTTAATTTGAAAAAATTGACAAGCTTGTACTTTGACTTTCTGTTGTTATGGTGCGTTGTATTGTACTTGTTGCGTCCAAACCGGGTGCAAGAAAATTTTCCGTTATGCTGAATGATTCTTGAGGATTTTGAATTTCCCATTGGGGTTTGGTAGTTAAATTTGGAGTTACCCATTGAAACGAAACTCCATTAACTGTTTGCGTGTTTGTATAGGTAGCGTCTGGTGATATAACTGTGCCATCCTTAACTTGGATGTTATGGCCTTGCAAACTGTAAGAATATCCTGTTCGATAATTTTCCGTGACAATAGTCTCAACCACAATAGTTTTACTAGAACTACTACTTTCCATCTGGCCTGTAGAAAACGATGGAGTAATACCCCCTGCATAGGCACTAGGTATCCCAAATAAAAAAATTATTAGCCATTTCATTAATCAATTTCTAACTTAATCGTGTTAGACATTTGTGCTGTAACACCTGCCCCTGTATTACTTAAATTAACTGTCATAGCTCCACCAGAATCCATTGTCATAGCCGTAGTGCCTATATCTCCACCAGAAACTGTAGTTGTGTCTCCAAATATTGGTAATGCAGGTACAACCCCTGCTGTTACTGTAGTTGCTTTAAAATCTGTTGGTATGGAATCGCCTTGAATATAGCTTTCTTGAACAGACCATGCATCCCCATTATTTGTAACTGAGTAAGAAGTTGTGTAGTCAATCGTAGGAACGCCATTATTTATTGCAGCGTCAGTAAGATCAAGAGTTCCAATAGCATCTGCTACTGTATTTGCTTTTGGTGTTACGTTTGTGCCTGATGCCGAAAACGTAGTACCTATCCGATTAGCTGTAGATGAAGCACCTAAAGTGCTGACAGAAACAACATTCTGGATTGAGTGATTTATGTCGGCTAGTGCAACTGATGGGCTAAACAGCAGCAGTAGTGTTAATAGTTTTTTCATGTTTTTGGTTTAGTAGAATCAACTTTAACAACGTCTGGTTTTGACGTTATAAGCTCAATTGGTTGACGAATTATAATGGTTTGAGTGCCACCACCAGAGTCACCAATCACACCGTTTTCATTTTCTTTCTTTTTCTTTTTTGCTCCCTGTGCTGCATTAACACTTATACCTAGTCCACCCAAAATACTACCGAGAAGCCCTGCTGCGAAGGTCGAATCCACACGAGGTTGGTCTGGTATGTTCACACCAAATAATTTATTAGGAAGCTTTACATATCCAAGAGATAAAACTAATAAACACCAAACTAAAATAAATGCTTGTGCAAAAGTAGAAACTAAAAATGTAATTTTTTCCTGATAATCAGGTTTATCTTCATCTAATTGTTTATTTTTTTCTACTAATTTGTCAGCCATAACTAGGATTTATTAGTAATACTATATGTAATTACTTAGATACGCAAATGCCTGAGATATATAGTGCCTTAATTGGTGCAGCAGCTACTGCTTTACTAATGGTTTTATCTAACATGAGTAGTCGCAGAGAACGAGATATACGAGATATATACTTTAGATTAAATAAGTTATCTGAAGCAGTCAGTAGGATAGAAGGACAGATTCAATAATGTTTGCTATGTTTGGAAAAACTAACAAACTATGTACAAAATACTGAAGCCTATATTGTTACGCTTCCTATCCACGACAGGATGTAAACGTCTAGTTGTAGATCTTTGTCGTGTGTTTGTGAAGCAGACCTCGAATACATTGGACGATAAATTAGTTGATTTGTTAGAGCAAAATTTGTTTCCAAAATTAAACTAATGGAAAAATACACTTTTTTAGATATAGAAGTTGAGCCTGCTCCGGTTGAATTGCAATTGTCTGTTGAAATGAGATGTAGAGAAATAATGAAAAGCAATAATGTTGATGATATAAAAAGATACTGCACTCACCTTGTAAGACATCAAATGAAACAAGATGTTTTTTTAGCAGCTTTGTTAGGTAAGGTTGTTGAATGTGAAGCTAAAGAAATAGTAGAAGAAAGAAAAACAGAAAGATTAAAAAATAAAAGATTAGAACGTAAATCTATTGACAGAATAAAAAAATTCTTTCATATTTAAAAAGACATTTAAGGAGATTGCCATGCCAAGAGGTAAAGGTACTTACGGATCTAAGGTTGGTAGACCACCAAAGAAAAAGTAAGTTTAATCCCCATCACATATAACACCTTAGATTGATTAATGGTTCGTGTCAGTCTAGGGTTTTATATTGACCACCTAAAAAGGTATTTCGTCTGCAACTGGTATTTTGTTATAACTTTGTAGATCATCATTTCCCTTATACGTTGGTGTGTTAGGTGTTGGTTTTCCCGGTTGGTAATTATTATCAGCATCAAACATAGTAACCATTACTGCTGATGGATTTGGTTTGTTACCAAAGTCAGGTAACCCTGCTAAATTAACCCATCTATCAATAAGCATATATTGTTTGCCTTCGTCATTTTCCATAATGACTCCTATGTTTTGCCAGTTTGCTTTTTTAACTCCGTCTTTGATATATTCTCGCGTCTTCACTGATAGGTTTTTTACTTTTTTTGCCATAAGGAATCTCCTGTAGTATGCGTATACGGACAAAACCACCTAAGTAATCTTGATCCATTGTTGAAATCACAGTATTAAACCGCTTATCATTTATTTTAAGTGC